TTGGACACAACGCCACCCATTACTCGCTTCCCGATCCAAGCGTGGTCTGAATACCAAGCCGTGCGTCCTCACGCTCCGGCGAAAGCAACATGCGCTGACCGCCGATCTGGCGGGCGCGCCGCTGAGAGGAAAGCTGTGCCTTCTGCCGCCGTTCTTCTTCCGCAAGTCGCGCTTCTTGCCGCTCCTGCGCAGCGGTCGTCTCAGGCGCAACCTGAGCGGGCGCTGGCATTTTCGGGCCGCTAAGTAATCCACCCATTATCCGGTCCTCGCAAACATAATATGGTCTGCACCATCCGGGCCGTAACCACGCATGACGCCTTCTTCCGCGAACTTTAACGCGCGCGCCCATCTAATTGCAACATTATTTCTACAATCAACGACTATCTGCAATCTATGTAATTGCATATCGCTATAAATTGTATTGAAGTATCGTATAGCACCGCGTGTTAGTGCTATAGGATTTGTTTCAACCTTATATGAAGTCAACAGCCAAGCCTCTGCAACGCCCTCCCATATAGGCATTGCGCCCCAGCAACACGCTATTTCACCACGAAGAAGCGCGGTGTAGCTGTGTTCATGCTGCGCCATAGCTTTGAGGCGCATGTCATAGTCAGGGAACTGCTGAAAATACATCTGCTCAAACGGGCGCAAGTCCATCATTCGCACATGCGCCCAATGAAACGGCACGACCGAAACGCTTGAGTGGTTCGTTATCATAGATGTTGTGTGTGTGTTGTCGTCATGGTACAAAATGTGCGTTGTGTGTAAGTTTCTCCCTGTGTACTTAGGGCGTGTGTTTTTCTCCGGCACACGCCCTATTTTTTTTTACGCAAACACATTGAAATCCATGTTGGCTTGAGCCTGCTTAAACAGCGGCTTGCCATTCGGGTTCCGCGTAAGGCGACGATGTTCGCCACCACCCAACATCAGATAGCCATACGCATCACCGACATGCGAGTGATCGTTCTTCGATGGCACGTCGCGGAAGCGTTCATGCCCAGCACCAATCGCCATGCGCTTGAAGTGATAGCCCCCGGCAAGCGACTTGCGGATGCGGTTGCAATCTTTCGACACAAGCAAACCCGGCTTACCGTCAATCAACCTGTTCATCGGCATCGCACCAGCCTCACGACGCACCATAAAGTCGTTTGAGTTGGTCGGCTGCGCCCTGAGTCCAAGCGTCCGCAGGTGGTCAAACGCCGTCACTTCAAAGATTTCGTCGCGTTTACCGCCTGCGGGGTCGCCCCAGATGAACACCTCGCATTTATCGAACTTCGTCGAAATGTCTGCCATCAGGTGATGGGCGAATCTCTCTAGGCCCATATCAAAGGCTACCAACTCATGCACGACATGCCAACGACCATTCGGCATCTTCTGTCCAAACACAGCCGCAGGCGTCAGACCAAAGTCGAGCCCGATATGTACGGGCAACCCGACCTCAATCTCAACATCAGCCGCCATCAGGCTGTCGCTGTATTCGTGCCACACGGGCTTGCCGTCCTGCACATACACATACTTCGCACCAGCATAACACTCGATCCAGTCCAGCGTCTTGCCCGCCAACTGCTGCTCGTAATAACCGGGCGGCAGGTTGCTGACGTTCTCTGCCTTTGGGTTCAAGCGCCAATACTTGTTAGCGCCAAACAGCGCGTCGTCATGCTCCTTAGTCGCCTCAACCACGCCACCGGGCTGCTTGTAGAACTTCCACGGATAGCGACCACGGATCGGGTTCTTCTCTGCCAACTCGTGCCACCAATGATCTGAATCCATCGGGTTCGTACTCATCCAGACGCCACGCCACGGACAGCCACCATGCTTCTTCGTCGGGTAACGACCGACACGCGAAGTCAATCCATCGACCACCGCCTTCGGCAACTCCCGCGCCTCGTCAACAAAGCCACCCGTCAGTTCCAGCGACAGCAGCTTCCGCACGTCACGCGGCTGGTCCAGCGCCAGAAAGATAACTTCGCAGTCCAGCCCCGGCGCACCATCGCGCTCAGGCAGCTTGATGTGATGCGTGATCGGCGGCGACCAACGCATCTCGCCCCAAGTGTTCTCAGGGAATATCTCCTGCCACGTCTTGATCGTCGTGGTCCGCAACTCAGGATAGCTGTTACGAATAACCGCGAACCGCGTGTAGCGGATGTTATCAACCGGCGATGGCGGTTGCTTCACGGCGCGCAATATCACTTCCGCCAGACTCGCATAGGTCTTGCCGGAACCAACCGGCCCCATCAAGCCACGAACAAAGCTGTCGTCGTTCAGAAAATTCCACGTTGTCGGACTTTGCGAAAAGTCCAAGTTCAACCCGGTGAGCGCGTCGTCGCCCTTCTGGCGGCGACGGCGCGGCGAACGATCCGTGGCACGCTGTGATCTAGGCATCGTAATGCTCCGGTATAACAACCTCAATCAATGTGCGATTGCACGAACCGCACACCACTTCTTGCTCACCATCATACACGCGACCGCGTGTCGGCTCTCCACAGAAATCACATTCAATGTATTCTGCGTAGAACCTGACAAACGGGTATTCACCGTTAAAACGCTGGCCCACGAACGAGCAACCCTTCCTGCGGCACATGAACGGCATCATCAAACCGCCTGCCCGCCAATTTCTCTGCCCACACATCTTCAACCGTTTTGCGTGGCCGGGCAAGTGCCTTCGCCTTGCGCTTCGCTTGCTCCTCCTTGAAACGCAGCTTCGCTTCAAAACGCACCCAATACTGGTCGCGGTCTGCCTTATCAATCAGCTTCGTCTCGCGTGTACGATCCTTCTTGCGCTGCAACTCATACAACTCGTTAAAGCACTCCGGGTGGAACGCATTGCCCACAGCAACCAGCTTCGGCGTTGTCACCAAAGGCTTCTTGCAGTGTTGGCACATGAAAGTTTTGGCCATCATTCTTTCTCCTGTGTGTCTTCATCAATTATTTGGTAGGTCGTTGTGTCTGGACCCTTCACGTTAATCCCGATCATGCTGGGACGGCGGTCATCACTATTCGGCTCAAGCAAGCCACGATGCTTCGCCAACAGGCGCAAGGCAGATAGCTTGTCGTGCATCTCCACCTCAATCGTGTTGCCCTCCTCGCCGGGCGTGATCTTCACCTTCTTGATTGCGCGACGAGCGCGCGCAGATAGCTGATCCGACGCCCTAACCTGAACGCGACCCATCTCATCCCACGACAGCACGTCCGTAATCTCGCTGCCCGACAGCGCCTCAAGTTCCTGTACGACCGCTTGTCGGCGGTCCTCGTCTGCCGCCTCTAGCGCGGCGCGTGCTTCACGAACGGATAAGGGTTTGTCAGACACCACACATCCCCTCACACTCCTCGTTGAAAAAATTGAGCTGCCCCATGTCTTCCAAGTTGCGGAAGTCCACTTCGTCCAGCGGCTTGCAGGAGCGGTGCAAATATTGCGGCCCATCACTAGTCCCTACGTTGCGTATCTGCTCATCAAATTCCACGGCCTGCGCGAACGACTCAGGGTCGGTCATCTTCATATCGCGCCAAAGTGCGTCATTATGAAAAGGACAGCCAATACATGCCGACTTTGCCAGCGACCGACCGGGGTAGTTTTTCTCAAACCACCGCAGACAGTCCTGCCGCGACATGCCCGCGTCAATCAGTGGCCAGACGTTCTCCACCCAAGCGTCACGGGAGGGCTTCATCCTCATGGCTTCGTCGGTGCTAATGCCAATCCACTGCCGAACCTGCACGCCTTTCGGGGCGCGCTGCCGGTATTTCAGGCCCAGCAATTCCCGCAGTTTTTTTCTTATCGGATAGATTTTATAGTCAGCCGTGCATTGCCTCATTCCCATGCCGCTAGAGTCAGAGAAAAACGGGATTGCCGAGTATTTGCGCGGCTTTCCATTTCGCTCGGAATTAACGTGGTCGGCGCGAATATCCCCCGCCGTGACGCGGTGAACTGGAAACGAAAGCTGCGTTTCCAACCAGTCCAAGTGTTCGTAAACGCCCGCTGGCTCAAATTGCGTGTCCGCGAAAATCGCGCAATCCGGCATCGGCGTGAGTTCGCCCCGCGCCGCCATCAGCGCCATAACGGTGCTTTGAACGCCAGCACCTAGCGATATAACCTCAATCATCGAAATCCACCTTCAGCCGCTCAAGATACAGGATCGCATCCATCAGTTCTTCCTGCGCGTCCAGAATCCACTGCCGCGTCGGCGCGTTGTTCTCCGCCATCGTCACGCCGTAATGCTTGATCCCCTCGCGGGAACGCGCATGAAAGCGATCCGTGACCGCCTGTACGATGGGATCGGCCTCGTGGCGTGACGGGCGTGTAGAACGACGCAGGACGCATGAGCGGCAGGGGCAACCGGCATCTGCGCTATTCATTGCCCGGAGCCTTCGTCACATGCTTTTCGCTGATGATATGCAGCGGCGGGCTAATGCCGCGAATGTGGGTAGCTTCGTCCGTCATGGCGTGCGCCATCCAGAATCCCGCACCCATGTCCTGCACGAGCCGCCAGTGCCGCCCGTTGTCGCTGTAAACAATATCTCCGATATTCACTCTTCGTTCTCCTGTGTTTCGTCTATGACGCCACTTCCATCACAGGCTTCGCATAAGCGCATAACCGTGTCGATGTAGCCGCCGTGTGTGTAGTCCGCGACCGGATGGTCGTACTCAATGTACTTATCGCCACAACATTCAGGGCAAACGATCTCTTGGGTCAAGGTCTTTCTCCGTTTTCTACAAAAATTTTGTGCGATACCCCCCTACGATAACGGCGGCCCCCCGGCCCCCAATGGTCGGTTTTCTGCGGGCCGGTCCTATCATTAGGCCATGCGCTAGGGCAAACGTACCTTAATTTATTGCGCGGGCAACGTCAGCAAGGGCTGGAACGCCAGCGCGCCGTTCTAGGCATGCCCTCGCCTGTGCTTCCGTTGCTTCGATCACTTGTTCCACCGTCACACCCTGCGCTGCCAGTATCCGAGCCGCGCCTAGTTCATTCTCAGGTCTGCGAGATTGGCCAAGGGCGCGTTCGATTGCGTGGGAATAGGCGTGTGCGAGAGAGTGAGAGAGAGATTGATTGGCGTCATGTTCCCCCGTACCCCCTATATCATTCATGTGCGCGTCTGGTGCGTCTGAGGCCGGAGACAGTAGCTGCGACGATTGCACTTCTTCCCACGATGGCAAGGGCATGTCCGGCTGATAAAGAACCTGATAGCGGTTTATCTTCCCGAACTTGGCGTGTTCCATCTGATAGTCCTGCGGGCGCAACTTCCGCACATATCCCGCATTTACTAGCTTTGTGATAGCGCGTGACACGGAAGCGGGATCAACGCCAAGCATTGCACCGATTGTCTTAACGCCCGGCCAACAGACGCCGTGACTGTTCGTAAATACGCACAAAGCCACCAGCACGCGGAAGTGTGACTGGTGCAACTTGCGGTCCAACAGCGCCCGCACTGGTATTACCGACCATTGCCGCTTGATCTCGATTTCAGGCTCAGAATGGGATTTCATCATCTAACTCTTTCAATGTTGGCGCTACACTTTCCACAACCGCACCCGGAAAAGCCATTTTGGCGCGCGTAACAGCGTTTGCAGTTTCATATGACGCTATGACGTTCGCAACCTCGCAAACACTCCAGACGACCGCTTCTGGCCGTTCCCGCGCTACCTTCGCCGCTTCATGTATGTTCCGCGTAATACATAGCACACCACCATGAGGAAAGGGCGCTTCCCATGCTTCCCCGGTAAGTTCCGCGTGTCCGTTTTCGCGTGCCGCTTTTTCAAGCGCCGCATAAGCGCGGCATGATATCGGAACAAGACGCACCACCTCGGAAGCGTCGCCTTGCCAGATTGCTTTGTTCAACAGATCGCACTGCGCCTCAAACCGTTCGCGCAGTTCTGGTGACACAAGGTCAGGCAATCTATCGATACCCCATCGCGCTTCGTATTCCGTCACGACCCGGTCGTGTTCCAACAGCGCGTCCCGGATTTTCGTATAGGCGCGCTCATTCATCCCGGACAAGTTCCGCACCGGCCCGAGCTCCGGTTTTGTGACCCGTCGCCTTTGACGCGGTTTCTTATTCGGCACACTCATTAGAAAAACCCTTTGCTGTTTTTTTGTCCGTCGGTCGGTCGGTCGGGGTAGCGTCCCCTATAGGGACGCGACCACCCGACCATGACCCCGACTTCAGGCCGTTTGGGTCCGACCTAAGCCCGACCGAAATCCGACCTGTAATGATTTCAATCACTTATGCGCCGACCAAACCCCGACCATGCCCGACCGCGTAAACTACATCTAAAACAGTGTAATACGACCACTTTCGGACCTTTAATGATTTCAATGACTTACAGACACCCCGTATAGGTAGCATTTTGCGCCTTTTCGGCACCACAAGTTCGCGTATTAGTTGCACTGTTTCACCCCGTTTTGATTTTTTTTACCGTTTGCCCTTGCGCATTCTGATATCGTTCCTATGTCTTCGTTATAGCACAACGCAACACAATGGAGAACCTAAACATGAACATCTTAGACCGCATCGAAGCCCGCTTCACCGAGACCAAGACAGCGTACAAGCTGTACGCTAGCATGGCCGCTGCCACGAAAGCAGCCGACCGTGAGGTCGCCAAGTTGAACAAGGCGCACAACACTGACATCGACTGCCCCTACATTGTTATCTTCGTTCCCAGCCAAGAAAAGCTCACCATAGTCTTTGACTTCACTCGCTGGGTGCAGCAGTACGGCAACGGCACCTACCTCGGCTGGTTCGCACAGCGCAACTTCTTCAGCATCTAACCACAACGCCGGGGCTTCGGCCCCGGCGCTTTCATGGAGAGAGACATGGCACACACCGCCGACTACATCTTTGACATCGCCACTAGCGACGTTGGGCTGAACAAGCGCGACGCTGCTCGGTTCCACGCCTTCAACCCCAACGGCGTTGTCGCCAGTCTGCCCACCGATTTCAGCCTGCCCAACGGAAAGTGGGCGGCGGGCTGTGAGATGATCGGCGGTCGGCACGACAGCTACCATGCAAAAAAGATTGTCGACTTCGCAACGGGGCGCGTGCGCTTCACGCGCTGGGATTTGGATTACGCGATCAAGGGCGCTGCAGAAGACGGCGCGGCGGCAACGGCGGCTCTAAAGCGCAAGCGCGCCGGACTTGCCGCCTAATCACAACGCCGGGGGTTTCGGCCCCCGGCTCAACACGGAGAAAACATATGACCGCAACATCCATTACACTTTTCTTAATCGTATCCGGCGCAATTTTCATTCTCGTGGCATGGCTCGGCATGTGGTCGAGCGGTGCTTTCGACAGCGACATCTCGAAACTCAAGCGGAAGCATAAGCGTGAGGAGAAAATAGCGCGTGAAACTGAGCGCCATATCCGCGCAATGGTCGCAGCTCGGAAGTAGTTTCTGCAATTTTCAACACGGAGAAAACATATGACCGCAACATCCATTGACACACCCGCCCGCGAAAATCACGCCCTCGACGCGGCCCTTGCAACCGCCGCGCATATTGAGCGCCTTATCCGCCTGCGCGACCGTTTGAACGAAGGAGCCTCGTATCACGACGATTGGGCGGAAGCTATCCAGCAACAGATTGATGAAATGCCGCTGTCCATTCTGGTTCGCAGCGACTGGCATGAGCCGGGTATACCTAGCGATGAGGGCGGGGAATACGGAATCCTGCTTTGCACCGGCGGCCCCGCCGTTCGTATCACCGGGCCGCTCGACGGTTATGAGGAACCCGCCGACGCGTTCCTGCAATGCCAAGATTGGGGGACGCCGTGGGAGAGCGTCACGCTGGATCACGACACGCAGCTTGCGTTGAAGAAATTCGCGCGCAGCTTTTATTTCGGGGGCTAGATTGCGAGAACCTGCGCCGCTTGCGGGCGGCGTAGTCTCGCGCAATCAAGCGCGATAACAGGAGAACCTACACATGACCACCGAAACACCGAAACCCAACGCCGACAATCTGCGCGCCGCCATTGAGGCGCGCGTATTGGAAAAGCGCGGAGGTAGCGAACAAGAACAAGAGAAAGTGAAAAGCTGGCTCAGCGATCACTTGATCGTTATCGGCCCGGAGGACAACAAATGACACTCGACACAACTACGCTCGACACTCTCCGCCCGGAAGGATGTCGCCGCCCTATTCATATCACGGCGGAATACAAGGGCTCACGTTACCTGATAACGCATGCGACGGGCTGGATTGAGGCGGAGAATATCGCCTGTGACTACGCCCGCGCTTTTGATGACGTTGCGTTTTTTACAGGCGACGTTTACGGATCGCAATCAATTAACGGAAATGCGCGTGATTTTCGCCGTGCATATAATGGGAAAGCGGAGGGCGCGACCAATGCTTAAACGCGCGCTCAATCAACTCGCAATCGCTGCCTGTTGGCTCGGTATTTTCGG